GTCTGGATCTGAACGTAGTGGGTGTAATTCGCGTTGCCCTGCCACCACATCGCCTGAACGCAGGATTCGTGGTCACCCTGCCACCACATGGCCTGATCGGTGGACGTGCTAACGCTCTGCCACCACATATCCTGCTCGCAGGACGTCGCGACGGACTGCCAGTAGATATCCTGCACGCAGGAGCTGGTTGCACCGTTGGAGCCAACGGTGTAATCGAAGGCCCGGTTCTGATACCACAGCGTCACGCGATCCGTGGCGGTCGGCGTGCCCACGTTGAGCGTGAACGTGCCCGACGCGCCGGTGCGGCCGGAGGGTCCGGTCGCCAGAGCCGAGAGAGAGTGCTGGAGCAGGTTCCCGCTCTCGTCATAGGCGTTGATGTACGCCCAATCGATCCACGGCCAGCGCTTCGACTCGAACGTTTGGACGCCCTGGAACTGGATATCGAAGTCCAACTTCAGGCCGGTGATATTCCCATCCGGCAGGTAAGAGAATCGCGGGTGGCCGAAAGGATCGTCCTTCTGGAACAGCACCAGGACGGCGAAGTCGGCCTGATCCCGGAACACGCCGGAGAGGTTGAAGCCGGTATCCGAGGCGCCCCAGAGCGCTGCGGCGGCACCAAAGCCGTCGAAGCCCTGGAGGTGCATGGTCCGGTGAGGCTGGAACTTAAAAATGGGGTCCATCAGGCGTAAACAAAGACCGTGAGGTCGGTGCCGGGATACGTGGTCCCAACCGAGGTGATCGCGAGGCGCACGTTCGTGCTGGCCGGGATCGGCGCGAGCGCGTCAATCACGTCGGACGTGGCCACGACCGACTTCTGGCCTGCCGGGATCGTCAAAGTGATCCACGGGTCGCTCGCGGTGCCAACGTAAAGCGAGAACGTCAGATCCGCGCCCACCGGCGCGGACTTCACGTAAGCCTTGATCGCGCCAGGCGTGAAGTCGTTGTTGAGATAGAATGCGGGCGCGGCATCGGACTGGATGCCCAGAACCCCGGCGACCGGCAGAATGAAGCCTGCTTGGGCCTCTCCCTCGGCACCATAAATCCAGTCCTCGCGGATCGGGTTGTCGCCGTCCGGAGACTCATTGCCGTTGGAATCCACGGTGAAGCCCGCGATCACAAGAGGCTGATCGACGAAGTTGTCGGTCGGCACGTTCAGCGTAACCGCGTGCGACGGATCGGCATTGCTGATGGCCGTGGAGTCGGCCACGTAATCCCACGCCGGAGCCTCTACGATCCAAACCGACGTGGTATCGAGCGTCAACGGCAGATCCCAGGACAACTGCGTCTGGGTGTTGCCCGTGATCTTGCGGAGCTGGCCGCGCCCGGTCCCGGCGATCACGCGCAGGATGTTGCCGACCTCGGCGCCCGGCGTCATGCCGTCCGCATAGACCATGTTCTGGCAGCCGGAGTCGGTGATCTGCGTCGGGTTGCTGGTATTAGCGGCATCGGCCTTGAAACGGATGACGATGGTGTCGTTCTTCTGGACCGACAATTCGGGATGGCCCGTGGTCGTCGGCGAGGGTGTCACCGTAAGCGTCCCGGTCGTCTTGTCGTACCCGGTAATCGTAAAGCTCACAAATGGCGTGCTGCTCTCGGGCCGTCCGATGACCGATACGATCCGTCCCACCGGGCTGAAGGTCGTGTTCGGGTTGATCAGCTCGTTGCAAACGATGGTGCTGGCGGTCACGTTGTCCACGTTCACGCCGACGATCCCACCATGGATGAGGTGCTTCGCCTTGATCCGGATCTTCGAGACATAAGGCGAGGGCAACGCCCATGTGGATCGCGCCAGAGGCCCGTTGATCGTGATCGAGGTGGGCGTATAGGTGTTGCCCGTGCCGGCAGTGAGCACATCACCCTGCTGCCAGCAGATCAGGTCGTCCTGTGTCGCGATAAAGACGGCGTACCGCGCCAGGCCAGCCACGGAAGGCCACGTGATGTTCGAGAGCGTGATCTGGTTCGTATTGGCGCCGGCCGGCGTCTGGACAATGGCAATCCGCGAGGGCGTGGACGGAAGGCCGTTCGAGTCGATGGCGCACAGGGCAATCCGGAACGTCGCGCCACCAGGGAGGGACCCGCCCGTGGTGCTCTGCGAGATGGTGCCGATCACAGGCCCACCGGCACCGGTCGGGCTGAACTCGTTCACCGGGAGATTGCCAGTGATCGCCAGCGACGCGAGCGCGCTGCCATCCGCGAGGGTCGTGTACGTCTGGTCGCAGTCGAACGTCCATTCGCCAGGGAATAGCGCATCGTTGGCTGGCGCTTGGATCTGGTACGGCGCCCACATCGGCCCGAGGGGAATGGCATAGACCATGCCCGGCAGAGGATCGGGCGTCACGTCCTGGGGCTTCGGCCCGGTCGTGAGGTCGTACATCGAGGGCGTGACCGTCTTGGCGGTAATGTCGATGGACCAGTCCTTCTTCAGTCGCCAGGAGAGGATGCGGAAATCGCCGGCGCCGCCAGGCACGTCCGGATGCGTCATCGAGACGACCTGGCCCACCTCCGTGTTGAGGGCCAGGATTGTCGTCTGCCAATAGGCGTTCCGCGCGTTGCGCCACTCAGTCGCGTTGATGCCGCCGATCTCCTCGCGCGTCCGGACGGCGGCCAGGCGCAAGGCCTGCGAGAGCGTGCCGCAGCCCACGAGGTGCTGGGGCGCGCTCAAGGGTGCGCCGGCGCGGCCGTAGTAGGCTGCATGGGTCTTATCGCAGTATTCGGCGGTGTTGGCCTGATACTGATACGCCTGGTCGGCGAACGAGACCACCAGCTTCTCGAAGCCCGCCTCGATCGGCTCCAACCGGAGGGACTGGAACAGGATATTCCCAAGCGTAAACGCCTCGACAGCCGAAGCGTTGATCCGGCAGCCGAGCTTCAGTTTGCCGAATTCAAACGTGAAGTAACCGAGGCCGCAAGCGAGGACTTCGACGAGCCAGTCGCGGAACGGCTTCTGCGAGGCCAGGACGCCCTGAAACCGGAATTGCTTCTCCAGCCCCGTCCCAACAATGGGCGTCACGTAATTGTCCGCGATCTCGGCGGTGCCGCTCCCGTCCCCCGCGTAGAGGGAGGGAAGGACAATGTTTGCCAGTTGGCTCGCCGACCCCGCGCCAAACAGGCCAAGCGTGCGGAGGAAGCAATTCACCGCGATCCAGAACGGGTTCGTCAGGCCATTCGCGAGCGTGCGGTTGCCGTTCTGGTCCCAGGTCCACCCCGCGAGGCCCTGCGAGATCGGCACCTTCATCTCGTGCTGGTCCGTGGTCGTCGGCTGGACGCCGGACGCCTTGGTGCGCCGGACCTCTACGAACGCGGTGCCGGCCGCCATCTCCGGCCCCCACTTCTGCGGCGTGCCGTCGCCGAGCGAGAACGAATCGTGTGTCAGGTCGCAGGGGTCGTTGCCGGTGACCTCGCGCAATCCCATCGTCGGCTGGTCCTTCACGACGTTGAGGCTGCCGTCAACCTGGAATCCCTGCGGCGTCTGGCCGTCCAGCATCGGCGCGATGATATAGCGGTAGCCGTCCGCGTTCGTGTACACGAGCATCCCCGTGTACGATCCGATGGGTCCGGCGCCCACGATACCGAGGGCGTCATAGTAATCAGACTCATCCCGGCCCGCGGCGATCATGCAGTTGACCCAGAAGGCCTTGCCCGGATCGCCGTCGTCGTTGCACCAGATTTCCTGGAGCGCATTGCCCCAGATGGTGTCGGAGATGATCGACGTGGCGGTCACCGTGCTGCGCCCGATTCCCCACAGCCCGGTCGAGTTGTCCTTGATGACGACGCCCTGCGGTTCCGCGGGATGGCCGCCGAAGTACTTGGTCATGCCGTGCGCTTGGCAGCCGCCCGGACACTTATACGTGCCGTCCGGGTTCGTGCCCTGCGACGGATCGAAGACGGAATCGAAATAATAGTCGCAGGAATTCGGATCGCCGCCGCTACCCTGCGTGGCATAGGGACAATTCACGCCGTCCCTGAACATCTTCCAGCACTGGCGCGAGATCGCGCGCACCGGGTACATTTGCGTGATCTGGTAGAGGCCATCGGAGCACCGGACGGTGAACTGCGGGCTGCCGTCCGACGTGTAGCTCACGATGAACCCCTTCCAGAGCTGGATCACGGTGTTGGAGTTCACGTGCAGGAGGCACAGGTCGATAGACGCGAACTTCAAATCCGTGTCGTTGGCCAGCGCAGTCATCACGCGGTCGGCATTGCCGAACGTGAACTGCACATTGTCGGCGGTGCCCTTGATGTCTTGCGAAATGATCGTGTCGGAACCAGGCTCGCCAAGGCCCAGCACGCGCGGCAGGTACGTTTGGCTCATGGCCGGCCAGCCCATCGCCGACTTGACCGCTCCGCTCGCCTGGTCGGACAGCGTGCAACGCCGGTCCGAGAGCCAGATATCCGGCACCGCCGCCTCGCGGACGCGGATGTGGATCAACGGGATGATCTGCTGGACCTGCGATAGCAGCGCGGTCTGGAGCGTTGAGGACGGGAAACGCAGGCACGTGCTGTTGACCTGATAGGTCGGCCCGCTGGTGGGCACTTCGATGAAGTTGAAGCCGGTCTGGCAGGCGTTGGCGAGGTACTGGATCGAGAGCGGTGCGTACTCCCACGTCACGAGCGTCGGTGTGGTCGTCTCGGCCGAGGCACGCGGGCTGCTGACCTGCACGGGACTCGGCACGTTGTACGTGAACGCCTGCCACGCGCCTTGCAGGCCTTCCCAGAAGGACACCAGCGAGTTCCGGTCGCGCTTCGAGAGGTGCTGGCGCCGGAAAGCGAACTTCCGCGGGCCCAGGCCCACGGCGAAACGCTGCTCGGCCTTGGCATCCAGCTCGCCGAAGCGATGCACGACGACTGGGCGGTCCTGGGTGAAGCCGTAGCCGAAGTCGCTGGCGAGCGGGAATACGAGCGTGTTTTGCAGGCCGATACCGCCCGTGGATAGGGCAAGGCTCGGCACTGTAATTCTGCCAATGGTGTCGGACATGGGATCAAGCGACTTCGATCAATTCGAGGTTCTGTACGTCCGTGCGCGCGAGGCCGGTGGTCTGCTGCCAGTTGTTCCGGAACACTACGGTGTACCGGCCCGTGGTGGAGTTACCGGTGGGATCGTATGCGCCTTCGATCAGGTTGTAGAAAAGGAACGGGACAACGCCGCCCTGCTGGCCATCCCAAAAGCTCTTGAGCGCCGAGGCCTTGGTCGCATCCAACCGCTGCGAAACCTTGAACGTGCGGCGCGAGCTGCTGGCCAACTGCGAGCGCTGGACCGTTCCGTCGTGATACTGCGCTTGCAATTGGACGAATTCCCGCGACTCGGAGAACGCGGTGCAGAGCGCATAGGGCATGACCCCACTCGGAGCCGCCGCTTGCAGGTTGCCAGGCACGCCTGTTTTTTCTCCTTGTGTTCTAGCGCCCACCCAAGGGTTGTATGGGTCGAAAGGACCACGACGATGCCGAGTTACAAAGATCAGGTGCTCAACGAGTGCTGGCGAATCGCTACCATCGCGAGGGCGATGGCCGAAGCCGCCGAGCGTCAATTCATGGCGCCCATCGACGACCCAGAATTCGAGACCGGCGACGGAGCCGATTACGCTGGCGGTATGCGCGTCCTGCGCATTCAGATCGAGCGCGTGGCGGCGCGCACCGAGGGCGTCGATCCGATGTTGGACGAGTCCCTGCATGAGTACCAGATGCGGGTGCTGCGGACCGGCTTGCAGAAGGACCGGCCCGCCTTGTTCATCAACTGATTACCAACCCCGGTTGCTGAATCATCGCGGAGTTCTGGAGGCGCCCGTTGCTGGAGGCGCCCGCGCTCGACCACTGGGCCTGCACGAACTCCGGCGTCACGACCTGGCCGGCGACGAACTGCGCCGCACCCTGGCCCGAGATATTCACTTGGAGAGACATCGGGGAGGGGTTCGGATAAAGGCCGGTCGGATAGCCACCAAGGACCGGCAGATTGCTCTGGAACGTGTACGGCATGCCGTTCACGTAACTGGCCTGCTGGTACAACCGCCCGTTCATTTCGGCGAGGCTCCCCGATTGCGGCGTCGTCGCCGACAACGGCATGTGCTGGCTCGTCCCCTCGGAGTACAGCATCAACATCTTCCGCACGTCCGGGTCGCGGACGGCGATGCTCACATGGCCGGCGTACTTCTGCTGCGCGATCTGCACGATTTGCTTGGCCATCTGGTTGTCGATGCTGACCGAGTAAATCTGCTTCACGAGGCGCTTGGCCTCGTTGATGGGGGACTCGACGCCGAACAGCTTTTCGAACATGGCAACTTCGAAGCCAAACGACGCGCCAGCCGCCGCGCCCAAGGGACCGGCGATCTGGTCGCCAATCAACGCGCCTCCGGCCGCCGCCTCCGCAGCGCCGCCCCAGGTTCCGCGCCGGTCGCCGGTCAGGCCGCCCAGGGCGAGCGATACACCAGCCATGCCCGCCATGGGCGAGGTCGCCGCGCCCTGAATGCCACCCGCGATCACGCCGCCCGTGGTCCAGGGGTAAGCGTTCCAAGCGTCCTCATTCCAGACCGACCCCTTTAGATTCGACAAAGCGTCCTTGAGGGCCTTCTGGTTGAACACGCCTTTGGACACGAACTTGCCGCCCTGCCCACCCGTCACCATCTGGTCGATACGCTCAACCTCGCTCTGGGGGACGCCGGTTTTCGCCCAAGCCCAAGGCGCGGGTGTATAGCCGCCCTCCGGCGCGAGCGCCGGCCCGCCACTGGCCACAGGACTATAGCCGCCGCCAGCCATGATGTTGATCATGCTGCTGGCACCGCCCCCGCCGCCCATCGGAATCTGGATCGTGCCGACGCCGGGAATCGAAAGCGGGTACGCCATCCGGCCGCCACTGAACATCGACGACAGCAGCCACCGGAACATCGTGGCGTTGCCGTTGAGCGCGCCGGTCAGGTTGTCGATGCTGTGCTTCAGCGTGTCGGCTTGCGGGATGACCGCCTCGCCCCTGTGGACGACCGCCAGGCCGGTGCTAGCGATGGTGCCGCCCTCGTCATGCTGCGGCAGTTTGGACACATCGACCCGCGACCAGTTGGTGCGAGGATACTGCTCCTTGAGCCACGCGATGATATCCCCGCTGGTAACCTTGAGCTTCCTGGCGGCATCGGCCACACGCATGGCTTGGCCGCGATAGAGAACCTTTTCGTTCCAATCGAAGTTGGTCTTGAGCCACGGGTACAGCTTGTCCAGCTTGATGAACGCCTGGTGGGTGGTCTCAGGCACGTCCACCGGAGGACCGATGTACCGGCCCAGGTCGTCCAGTTCCGGATCGCGGGCGGCGCGGATCTTCGCCCACGTCTCCGCGCTCTTGAGGCCGCCCTTGTGGCCCGACGCGACGTGCATCTCGTGCGTCATGCCCCAGTCGTCGCGCCCACCCTCCTTGTAATACCAATCGGTTTGTGGATCGCGAACGCCACGCGGACCCCTTCTGGCCATGTACTCCAGGTCGCGCGGGCCGCGTACTGAAGCCTCCAGGGCACCGGGATTGAGGCGCTGCACAATGGCACGGTGGACCTTGCGGTAAACGTCATCCGTGAGGCCGCCGCCCCAAGTCTCATCGACGAGGTTGATCTGGCCGTCACCGGTGATGTAGGCCCGGCCACGGATCACACGATCAAACGCCCTGCCAACAGACGGCAGGCCGATCCTCTCGAACCAGACCGCGTGCGGCTCCGCATGCCCACTGGACGAGAAGCTGGAAAGACGGATATTGCCCGTCTTGGGATTCACCGCCCACAGCCCGCTCTTTACGATGTCCTCCTCATGCACGAAGATGCCCTCGGGCCACATGAGCGCATCGCGTTCCGCCAAACCGCGGCTAAGCCCCATTCCGGGCGGTCCAATCGGTATCACGCCCTGAAGAATACCTTCACGTGGCGGCGGCGTTGCTGCGGCGGCGCCGCCCACCAACAACGACATGATCGTATTGCCGACGCTCAAACCCTCCGGCCCGCCCAGCGCCGCCAGGCCAGCGGGCAGGGCGATGTTGAATAGGCCCATGGTGGCCTTCAGCAATGCCGCATCCGTCTCCGGCCCGTAGTGCCCCACCAGGCGCGCATTGGGGCCGAGGCCCATGTTGCGCAGATTGGTAAGCGGGATGACCAGCTCCGGCCCCGCCTCTCCGACAATCGTGGGGCCACTCGTGATGCCGCCCTCGGCGAATTTCGGCAGGGCCGACCTGCCCATTGACGCGGGCGCTGAGAACGCGGGCAGGGGGAGGCCGGCGATACCGGGGATGCTCGGCGCGGCAAACATCGGCATGCCGATGCCCATGAACCCGGCCAGCACTGCGGTCAACATCGCCACGGCCGCCGAGTTCTGCGCCGTGGCGGCAGTATTGAGGTCCGTCGCAGCCTTGACCGGGTCCTTGCCGCCGAACATGCCCTTGAACATGCCGCCAATGCCGCCGACCAGCGGTTGAATGGCGTTGGCGACAATCCCGCCGAAGCCTTCCGTGATCGGTGCGAGGATCGCCTCGCGAAGCGTGTTGCCCAGTTGCTTCGCGAAGTCCTGAGGCTTGGTGAGCAGCGTATGGAAGAGGCTGGAGGCCTCCTTCTGGATCTGGTCCACCTGCCGCTGGGTCTCTTCGGCAGCACGCTCGGCCGCCTGCGCGCGCTTCTCCTCCAACTCGTCCTGGGCCGCCGCGATGTCCGTATAGAGTTGCTTCTGCGCCTCGGCGGCCAGCACCATGCGCTTCGCGGTGTCGTCCTCGCGCCGGATGCGGTCCACCTCGATCTGCGCCAGCTTGAGCGCAAGGTCCACGCGGATCTGGTACGCCTCCTCGGGCGTCCCGGCCTGCTTGACCTGCATGTTCGCGTGGCGCCGCAGGGCCTCCTTCTGCGCCTGCACATCGATATCCTGGATGCGCTCCTGCGCTTTGAAAACGTCCTCCCACTCCTTCAACTGCTCCTTGGTGGGCAGGAACAACTCCAGGAACTTCCTCTGCTGATCAACGCGACGCTTCTGGTCGTACTCCTCGAACTTCTCCCAGGAGTCCTTGAGGATCTTGCCCGCCTGCTCGTCGGCAGACTTGCGGATGGCCGCGATCTGCTCCTCGGTCGCCTTTAGCTGGACCGCCTGCTTCAACAGCAGATCGCGCTCGTAGTAAATCTTGCCGATGGCGTCGAGTTCGGCCTCATCGCCCTTCTTGATGAACGCCTGGGCTTCCGTCAGGAACTTCTTGCGCTCCGTCTCGGCGTCGAGCGACGCCTTGGCGCGTGCCTCGCGGCCCTGCGCCTCGACCAGCCTCTTGTTGAGGTCGGAGGCCTCCGTCTTGGTGAGGGGGTGCTCGGGTTGGAACAATTGCTTCCGGTAGTTATCAACGTCCTTCTTGGCCTGCTGGTACGCCTCCTCGATCCCGTCGTGCGTGCCGAAGTACCGGGCGCGCAGGCCGTCCACGTAAGACTTGCCCTGCTTGAGATCAGTGCGGCGCGTCGCCTGCTCGGCGGCATCGAGTTTGCGCTGAAGGTCGTCGATCTGCTTCTGGAGCGCGTCGGCCTTCTTCATGCGATCCAGTTCTTCCCGGGTCGGGGCGAGCATCTGCACCCAGCCGAAATTGCCGGTGAGATTCTCCTTCTGCTGCCGCAGGTCCGCGATCTGGCGCTCGATCAGTTCGCGGTCGCGCATAATGCCGGGCGCGAGCTTCTCCATCTGCGCTTGCAGGCTGCGGTGCGCGCTCCTCGACATGCGGAGGCCCAAATCGCCGGACTCGGCCAGCACGCCAGGCTCGCCACGCATTCTGCCAATCGCCGCGGCGTCCTGTCGCGCCTGTTCCTCCTCGCGCCGTTCACGCGCTTCGTCCCCGGCCGGGGTGATGTTATTCAGGAACCATTCGGCGGCATTGCCGATGAAGTTGATGGGGATGACGATCCCTTCCTTGAGCTTCCGGATCAGCGCATCCCACTTCGTTTCAAGCTGCGCCACTTCGCGCTGGTACTCCATGAAGCGCCGGATGTCGTCCTCGTCGGGGCCGAATCCCTGCTCCTTGGCGATTCGCAGGTTCTCGTTCAACTCCGTCATGAACGGAATGGCCTCGATGCCCACGCGCTTGAACAGATCCATGGCGGCGGCATCGCGCTGGAGGCCTTCGGGCAGCTTATCGAGGCCCTCGGAGATCTCGACCAGGATCTCGGCGGTCGGCTTCATGTCGCCACTGGCGGTGCGCAGCTCGATGCCCATGCGCTGCAGCGTGGCGCGCGCCTTCTCGCCCTCGCGCGACGTGTCGTCGGCGGCCTGCGACAGACCACGCATCAGGCGCTCGACGATGGAGATGTCCTGGCCGACCGCCTTGGCCGCGAAACTGAACTGGCCGACCTCCTTGGCGGTCAGGCCAGTGCGCAACTCCGCATCCTTGACCTGCACACCATAAGCGCCGAGGCTCTTGGCCGCCTCCCAACCCGCCGCTGCCAGCGCAGTGAGGACCCCGACGCCGACCCCGAGCGTCGCGCCCATGCCGCCTACTTTTTCCATCAAGCCGGCCGCAGCTTCCTTGGCGCCGTTGAGCGGATCGCGGATCATCTGCTCGATCCGCTTGCCGAAGCCTTCGAGACCACCGCCCTCTTTCTTCTGCTCGACGGCGATCATCTTCTCGTAGGCGGCGCGGACGCGATTGACCATGCTCTCTTCCACGCCGAGCTTCTGGATCAGGCGGTCCCGTTCGGCGACGAGGCGGTCCACGCCGGTCTTGCCGTACGCGGCGGCCTGCTTCTCAACGGCCTGCGTCAGGCGCTCCAGGGAGTTGCGCTGTTTATCGTTGACCTTGACCAGCAGGTCAGCCATCCGCTCCAGCGACTTCTGCATCCGGTCGCCGGCGCCGACGACACCCTTCTCCCACGACTCCACGTCCTTGTTGGCCTGGACAATGGCTTGGTGGATGCTGCGCGGATCGACTTCGAGGACGACCGATTCCTGATCCATTTATTTAAGCGGCTGTCCGACGCCGAGTCGGTCGATGTGGAGTAATCCTGCTACTATGCGGAGAAATGCCCGATAACGAAGAGGAACCCCAAGAGGAGTTCGAAGAAGAACCGGAGGGTGAACCACCTTCGGGTTTCGACGAGCTGCTATTCGCTCTTGCTGAGGCGCTTCGGAGCAAACGCTCAAAAGAGGCGATAGCGAACCTCATTGAGCAATACGCTCGCGAGATGCCCATTGCAGCCAAGCGCAAGCACCGTGCGATGCTGTGGTCATACGGATTCACCGTGGTCGTTGTCGCTGCTGTCGGCGCGCTTGGCTATCTAAAAGTCATCACGAATGAGACTACGGGCACTTTGCTTGGAGCAATTGTTGGTGCTCTCTTTTACGGGCGACGCTCAAACTGAATTACGCCGCCTTTCTCACGGAGATTACTCGCGCGGTGCGCAAGACCGTCTTGATGGCCGCGACCATGACCTGACGGTCCTTCGGAGAGATGCCGAACGCGCGCTCGCGCAGGTTGTTCACGTGCGCGATCAGGTCTGCGTTCGGATCGATGAAACCGATTACGCAACGGTTCTCGCTCGCCTGCTTCACCTTCAGTGCGCGCAATGTGTGGCCCGTCCAAAACCAATCGCGGAACGGCTGGAGACCGCGCGCGGATTTGTAATCCGGATACCCACGATGGCCGTTGCGCCCCGGCTTCAACGGCTTTGCCTGCTGATCGTTGACGTTCAGACCCTTATGGAGACGGTCCTTGATCGAATCCACCACCACGTTGCCGATGGCCAGCATGTCCTCGGACGTGAACGGCCCAAGGACAAAACGGGCGCGCGTGATCTTGGCCTGGAACGGCATGGCTTCAACCGACGCGGACGCGGCTGATCGGCACCACCAACTGGCGCTTCTGCGGGGGCACCACGGCAGTCTTCATCTGGATGTTCTGGATGCCGACGATGGCCAGATGCAGGAGGCTGCCGCAGGCGGGGCAGGCGACCTGCTTCGGGTGCTCGATGACGATGGCGGTGCTGCCGACGCCGGACGAGAAGCGGATCTGGGGGTCGATTTCCATCTCGACGGGCGTGCCGCACATGGCGCAAGGCGGGGTGGGGTTCATTCAGTTGGCCTCGGTAGTTGGATTTGGTTGTTGTGAGCCTGCTCCCGCTGGTAGCGGTCGCGTTCTTCCTTGAGGATCTGGAGGCCGCGGACCTCTTCTGCGGTCACGTCGCTCCACGGGATCGAGAAGTGGGCTGCGTCGAACTCCAGCTCGAGGACCCGCTCAAAGAGGCGGCCGGACGCCGAGTGCGAGCGCACGTAATCCAGGTCGTCCAGCCGGCAATGCGAGCAGCGATTGATTGTGTACTGCACGGAGCCGCAGTGCGGGCAGGCGCCAGGCGCGTTGGTATCGCCAACGGTGCGCTGGTGCCCGCACTTATCGCAGGTCACATCGTTGGCATCCGGGCACCCGCGCGGGCCGTGCGCGCCTCCATCGCAAAGGTCCTCCTGGCGGATCGAGCGATGGACGAGGAGCCGGAGAGGGACCGGATGCGGCCACTCGTCCGGCCCTAGGAGTTTGGGTCGAGCGAGGGGTCCATGTCCTCGATGGCCTGGACCAGTTCGACCACGACCGCCGATTTGTGGTGCGGCGGCACGTCGGCGGCCTTGTAGCCATCGGCATAACCCTCGATCTTGCTCACCGTCGAATCGTACAGATCCATGGCAGGCTCGATGCGGTAACGCAACTCCTCCTGGCCATGAGGCAGATCGGTAGAGGAGACGACCGTGCGGCGGTACACGGTGATATCCCGCTGCGTCGGGATTTTCATCGTGTGAACGGTGTCGCCGAACGGCGTCTTGAGCGTGATCTGGTACTCGTCGCCCACGCGCTCGCAGCCGGTCACGTCGCAGAACGTGAGCTTCGAGATCGCATTGCCGGCCTCGAACTCGTCGAACTCCGGGCCGTCCTTGTCCAACCGGATCTGGTTGAACAAGGCGAGATCGGCCTTGGGATTCGAGACGTACTCCGTCTGCGACTTGCGCCGGCCGATGGTGCGCCGGATCGACTTCTGCTGCGCCAGACGGCCCAGCATCTCCTCGGTGGTCGGGAGGCGAACGCGGGCCGTCTTGGGCGGGTTGGGCACGCGAATGGCGATGCCCTCGTTGGGAATGCTGCCGTACATAGATACTCCTGGGAGTGGATTTACTGCGCGATACCGGAAATGCCGCACTTCGTCGTGACCGACAGCACCGTGTTCTGGGTGGTGTTGTACTGGGGCGCGCCGGTCACGGTCACCGCCACGATGCCATCGGCTTCGGCGTTCTCGACGATCTGGAACGCCATCTGCGGGAAGCTGAAAGACACCGAATTGCCCGCGTCGTGCTGGACGCTGAGCGTCGCCGTGCCGGTGGTCTGGTTGACGAGCGTGTTGTACTCGGTCGATCCCGAAAGCAACCGCGCGGTGAACTGGAACGACGGCACGCGGGCGCCGATTTCCAGGCGGCCGCGGACCTGGAGGCCATTCTGCAAGCCGGAGCCGGGGAAGAATCCCGCGTTCAGGAGGAGGTTGTTCTTCCAGCCGATGCTGCCCGACAGAATGCGCTTCGTCGCCACGTAATCGACGCCGTTGACCGACAGCGACATCGAAGCCGCAAGCATGTTGTTCTCGGTCGTGAGCGCCGGCACCGTGATGCCCGAAGGCGTGGTCAGCAGGCCAGAGCCGACCCAGTTGACCGTCATCTTCGAGGAGGCGCGGCCAGGCCCGTAGTTGAACTGATACGTGAAGTCTTCGATGGCGCAGCCGACATAAAGATTATCGACCGCGCTGCCACCGCCCTCGGCAACCTGCTCGACCACCGAGAAGTACGGCAGCTCGATGGTGGTGCCGGGATCGATCGGCACGATGGTATAGGTGTAGGGCGCGGACGAGCCGGTCATCGTCACGTTGCCAAGAGCATAAGCGGTTGCCCAGGTCACGAATTCCGCGCTGGCGTACTTCTCGATGCGGTTCGCGACGTCGTAGTGCGACGGGAACGTCTGGAAGATGAACTCGTTCTGCTTGCCGATTTCGGCAGCGTCGTTCTCGAACACCGGCTTCGGCGTCGTGACCGTGGTGTCGATCTTCTTCAGGCGCAGGAACGTGGACCCGGCAGTCGAGATGTTGGTCTGCTTGTTCTTGCCGAGGCCCAGGATGAGTTGCTGAATTCTCGCGGCCATGGATTTACTCCTTCACCTGCTGGTAGCCGAGGCCCATGATCGGAATGAGCTTCTCGGGGACGGCATCGACCTCCTTGATGTCGCCAGTGTGGGGGTGGCGCAGCCGGACCTTGCCGGGCGCGGGCGGGGCGGCGGGCGCTGCGGCCTGCGCCTCCAACTTCTCGATGGCCGCCGCCACGTCGGCCATCTCTTGCTTCAGATCAGGCATCAGTTGTCTCCAATCTCTGGTATGACCAGCGTGCCCACGAAGCGGTCCTGCAAGTCCTCGTCGAGCGCGTGGGCGACGCTCGGCGTGTCCATGATGTCGAGGCCGGGATAAAGGTGCATGTACCGGATACCAACCGGGCTGCCAGCGGGAGGCTGGTTGCAAAGGATCGACCACAGGTCCTCGTACCCGACTGGCTCGCTCAGGCCGGCCGCGTTTCCCATGCGGAAATACACGTTGAAGCGGTGCTTCCAAATGGTCTGGCCGTCGAAATTCCCGCCCTGCGTGCCATCCCACGCCACGAGCATCGAGGGCGCGGGCATTTTATAAATCCGCTGCGCCAGGCGGTAATCCATGCCCAAGCGGTAATGGAAAGCCTCGATCCGGCAAACCGGGCTCTGACCCTCCAGCACGGTCATCGCGGCGGCCAGATCCGGAATCGTCTGGAGCACGCCGGCGATGGCATCCACAATAGGCGATGCGTTCAGCATTACGTGGTCCTGAGCTTCAAAACGGCGCCGCCCTGCACGTCCACCGCGACCTCCAGCACGTCGTACACGACGCCGTTGATCGTAATGGTGTCTCCATGCTGCGGCGGCGGGCTGATGTTGGCGAACCGGACGAATAACCGAACCACCGAGGTGCCCTGAACGCTGCCGGGGACGTAATCTTCGGCTATCGCCGGAGTCTGAATGATGCCGGTGATCTGCTGCGGCCCGGAACCATCCTGCGGGGTGAACGTGACCGGCGTGCCGAAGGCTGCGATGCAAGCCGTGTCCATCGCGTTGACAAGATCGGCGAACGCCATGCTATTGCGCCGGGGTGATGAACAGCGTGCCGCCCGAGGCGACCTGGAGTACCGCGATCTTGTCCGTCTGGGCGATCACGAAGTTCTCGGGCATCTTCGCCGGCAGGAACATGTTGGTGGCGGTCGCCGTAGGGTTCGAGCCGATGGCGATATAGCAATCCGCGGTCGCCACCAGGCGCACCACGTCCGCGCCAATCGGCGCAGCCGTGGCGACCGAGGAGGACCCGATGGCAAGGGTCTGGGTGGTGCCGGGATTGAGCGCCGGGAAAGACGCCCGGTTGAGGCCAATGGTCCTCATGGCGCTACCCCAGCGTCAGCACCGAGTACCAGACTGTCACGATGGCCGTGCCATTGCCCGACGCGAACGCAGCGGTCGCGTTGGTGATGTCCAGGCCCAAGTTGATCGCGGTCTGGAGGTCGATAGCGGCGCTGGTGTTCGGGCCGAGGTACTGCACGTCATCGGAGGCGGCGTTGATCACGCTGGCGGCCACGCTGCCCGTGTGCGGCGTGATCGAGGTCCCGTGATACTGGAACGTGACGGCGCCGCCGCCCGAGAACTGGCTGCTCCCGTGCTTGAACTGGAACGCGATGGCGTCGATGATGAGCACCTTGCCAGCGCCCGGCGCCGGCAGAATGCTGACCGGCGTGGTCTTCATCGCCTGAATGTTCGCCGCCGTCAGCGTAACCGTGGCGACCTGCTGCACCAGCGGGTTCAGGGCGGCGCTGCCAATGTTCTTGAGCGTGCTGCCGTCGCCCTGAAACTGCGGCGCGTTAATTGCGGTTTTGTGGATTTCGAGAGCCATCCTTCTTCTCCTTTCCCGCTCTGTGCGGGGCGGCGGGCTTCGCATGCTGCGGAGGCTGCTGCCGCCCCGATTTGAGCAGCGCGATTTCCAGATCCGGCCACGGGCCCACACGACGCTGCTCGTACATCTGGCGGGCGCGCATCATCTGGAACTTGTTGGCCGGGTCAGGGGCCGGGTACTCGTCGCCTACGTTCGGCGGTGTCCACCCGCCCGAGAGCGGGCGCAGCACGTAAAGCGGCGGCACGCCGTCCTTGGTCAACTGCGCCCAGTTGGGTCTGCGGTAAAACGCCATGGCTACACCGCCGAGATGACGTTGTTGAAGAAGAAGCCGCAGTCCTTCGAGACGATCCGCATATCGAACGCGGAATCGATCTCCACGCGGTCGCTGGCGAGGTGCTCCATGCGGAACGTCTTAATCCGCAGGCCGGCGCCGCCCGTGCTGCCGATCAGGCCGGTCCAGTTGAACGTGTACCCGGCGCTCGGGGTCATCAGACCGGCGTTGCGCGGCCGGTAGAACAGCGCGGCCGACAGCCCGCCGATGAAGGAGTTGGACTCGGTCCCGCCCTCGGCGGCCGTGTTGTACACCGAATCCATCACGAGGACCTCTTC